AGGTGCTGCAGCACCGTTCCCGGCAAAACAAACCGGCAGTCCGCTGCGAATATCCCGATGATGTCGGGGCACCATGCCAGCAATGGCATAGCGCGGGCGCCGACAGACAGGGAACGCTAACCATCACCGGCTCCAATGTGCATCTGGGCACTGAAATGCCGGTGGCCCTGTCTCACTTTCTGAAATCTCAAATTTCAAATCTCCAATGATTTCTTGGCCACCTCAAAACTTCCGCGTCGAGGTAGACGGCATCGGCACCTGCCGCGTGCTCTACGTTGTCGCGCAGGGTGGCCTTGAAAACGACTACGTCACCGTCTGCCGCGAGGATAGCGGCCGGTGGCTGACTGCGCGCATCGACCAGCTCGCTGCCGCGGAGAATCCGACTTTGGACATTTTGGGCGCTAGCTCGGCTTAACAAAATCGGCCCTGGGGAGGGTCCGAGCGTCAACCAGCCAGCGCCCATTTATTTTTCGTGAACGAGCACGCACAACGCTTCAAGCCCACACCGCACCCTGTCATGCAGGTCGATCTCGACTTGCTCGAAAAACTGGGACCGGACGAAGGCTGGAAATATCTTAAAACGCGCGAAGAACTGATCGCCCGCGAGGCATCAGACCCGTTTCGCTATGGCTACATCCCGCCGGTCTGGAAACGCGCGTCCGAGCTGCTGGAAAAGCACCGCGAGATCCTCGTTATGGGCGGAAACCGCAGCGGCAAGACCGAATGGGCGGCGAAAGAAGTCATAAAAACGCTTTATTCCAAGCCTGGATCAGTTGTTTGGTGCTTCCAGACCACAGCGCCCAACTCCATCGAGCTGCAACAGCCCCGCATTTGGAAATATATGCCGCCGGAGTGGCGGACGGCGAGAAAAGGGCAGGTCACGAATATAACGTACAGCGTTAAGGGGGGCTATACAGAACAGAAGTTCGTGACCCCACAAAACAGTATCTGTGTTTTTCGCAATTATTCGCAAGATCCGAGCACGCTTGAGGGCGGCGAAATCGATTTTGCCTGGGCGGACGAGCTGGTCCCGCTGGATGTCCTCGAAACCCTCCGTTTCCGGTTGGTTGACCGCAACGGCAAGCTCGCCGTGACTTTCACGCCGGTCGAAGGCTGGTCACCGACCGTGTCTGACTACTTGAGCGGCGCGAAGACCATCACCGATACGGACGCCGAGCTGCTCCCGCTCAAAAACGACAAAGGCGAGATTTCCGGCTACGACAAAGTGCCCATCGAGCAGATCAATCCCAAGGGCCGCCCGATCCTCTACTTCCACACCCAGTCAAATCCCTGGGCCGGCTGGTCCCGCATGAAGAAAGAGCTGCAGAGCGAGACCAAAGAAAAAATCCTCTGCCGCGCTTACGGCGTCCCGACCAAAGCCATCTCCGGCCGCTTCCCCTTGTTCAATCCCAAGGTCCACGTCATCCGCGCCTCGGATGTCCCGCAAGGCACCCGCTACCACTGGGTCGATCCGGCAAGCGGCAAAAACTGGGCCATGATCTGGACCGTCCACGACACCGCCGGTCGCATCATCGTCTACCGCGAATGGCCAGACCAAACGTCCTACATCGAAGGCGTGGGCTACGCCGGCGAGTGGGCGCTGCCAGACGGCAAAAAGCTCGACGGCAAGCCCGGACCCGCGCAGCAAGACTTCGGCTTCGGCTTAGAACGCTACAAGGACGAGATCCTGCGCGTCGAAGCCGGCGAGGAAGTTTTCGAGAGATGGATGGATTCGCGCTACGGCAACGCCCGCACGCTCGGCAAGGAATCCCCGACGACCCTCATCGACGAAATGGCCGACCTCGGCATGCTCTTCACGGCAACCCCGGGCGATTCCATCGATGAAGGCGTGAGCATGATCAACGATGCGCTGTCATACAACCCCGAGAAGCCGGTGGACGCGCGCAACCAGCCGAAGCTGTATATCAGCGAGAACTGCAAAAACTTAATCTATGCGTTGCAAACTTACACTGCGGCTGACGGTAAAAAAGGCGCGACTAAAGATTTTGTAGATCTCTTGAGATACGTTTGCCTCTCCGACGCCATCAACGTCGAGGGCGACATCCTGCGCAGCCGCGGAGGAGGCAGCTACTGATGACCATGTCGCCGCCAGCCCCGCCCAGCCGCCTACGCCCCGGACGCCGCGGCAGTGACATCCCGCGCTGCGGCATCTGTTCCAAGCCGCTTCGTATTGAGGACATCCACGGCCACGACACCCACTACGGCCCCATCTGCCGAGAATGCGGCCCGCACCTGCAGAACGCCATTCATGCCCTAGAGATTATCGTCATGCGCCGCGGCTAATTCGCCATTCGCGAACAGCAAACACCTTATGTTCACCAAAACCAAAACCATCCCCACTGACCTCTACACCGTCAGCGAAGACTTCGACCGCGAAGGCGCCCTCGCCTTCAGCCGCGACCAAGCGCCGCCCGCCTACCTCGCCGTCATGCTTGAGCTGCAGGACCGCATCGCCGACGCCAGCACCTTGGTCGCCACCATGGCCACCGCCAAAGAACCCGGCTACCTCGCCCACGCCGCCGGCCAGCTCAACGCCTTGCAGGAACTGTGGGACACCCTCGAGCAGCGCCGCACCGAAGCCTCCCGCTTGGAGTAGTTTTTGCGCCGTAGTTCAAGCCACGTTTGAACTATCGGCCATAAATGAAGCAAGGGTTCACCTGCCGCCGCCAAAGTAAACATCCCGCGACATTAACCCAGTTAGTGTAAAGCCATGTTCCCGCTCGCACCCCTTCGGGTATAATCCGGCCGCTTTCCCGGTATTTATCCCCGATTGGGAACCCTGTTATAGAAACAACCCCTTCTTTGTAACGCGCCGTGACACAAATTGCAGGTTGTTTTTGTGTCACAAAAACACCGCACAAAAGGTGACACAAACTGTCATCACTTGTGCAGAAGTGTATGCGATTCTATCCAATTTCCCCTAGAGATCCCAAAAGCATCTTTCGCCGCTTTGGAAAATAATGCTGGACATTTGTCCAGTAGTCGTTATACTAGTAGTATCAAAGTGGAGTAGTGCCCTCATGGCACGCAAGGTTTGATCGGTCTGGATGACGTACATCCTGGTTCCTACTTGAGAGGTTTAAGCTCATGGCGACAGATGACGCGGCTCCGGCCGCAGAGGTGGAAGATTTCGACGTTATGTCGATCAGCGAAGCGCTTGTCGGACTGGATCAACCAGCACCGGAAGCGGCTGATCCCAAGACCGACGCCGAAGAAGAAAAGCTCTCTGACAATACTGACGAGTCGGACGAATCCGAGGCTGAAAAGCCCGCGGAGGAGTCCGAAGATGAAGATGCCAAGGAGGAGTCCGAGGACGAAGAGTCCGAAGACGACGACGCCCCGGTTCCGCAGGAGAAAGTCCAAAAGCGGATCGACAAGCTGACGGCCCAGAAAAAGGAAGCCCTCGAAAAGGCTCAGACGCTGGAGACCGAATACAGCGCGGCCAAGACCAAGCTCGCCGAACTAGAGGCGCAGGTCAACGAGGCCAGCCGCCCCGTCCTTCAGCCGACCGCGGACAACCCGCTGGCTGATGTCGATACGCAGGAGGCTCTTGAGGCCAAGGTCAAAAGCGCGCAGGAAGTGCGACGCTGGGCGCTCCGTAATACGGATGGCGCCACGGTCAAACGCCCGGACGGCACTGAGGTCTACGTCGATGCCGATGAGGTAAAAAATTACCTTATCAAGGCTGATGACGTTTTGACCATCCATGGTCCCGCGCGCCAGCAATGGCTTGCCCAACGCCAGCCGGCCGTCGAAGCAGCCAAAAACCTGTTCCCCGATATCTTCACCAAAGGCACCGCGCTCAACACGGCCTACCAAGCGACCGTCAAGCAAGCGCCCGAGCTGCTCAAGCTGCCCCAAGTCGAATACTGGGTCGGCCTCGCTTTGTACGGCGAGCAGCAGCTCATGCAAAAGCAAGAAGCCCAAAAAGCCAAAGCCAGCGCCGCCAAGAAAGTCTCGTCAGCAAAATCAGAAGCCAAACTTCCCACACCTGCATCC